AGTAACGAGTCTTTATATGTAGAACTCAATGGTTGGGTATACTACATTGATGATTCAACAGGCGAGCAGATCGTAAACAAATGGAGAGCTGATGACCAAGACGAATGAGTTAGAAATACCAACAGAACTTTTAGAAAAAGATCCGTTGGAGTTGGCCGAGAATCAACAAGACATAGATACAATCATTGCGTATTTAAAAGCAACTCGTGAGAATATTAGAGCCGCGGAAAAATCTGGTAAAAGAATTACAGGTAAGACAGCGAGAACAAAAACAAAACCCGTTACTGAGGGGAGCATACTCGATGTGCTAGTTAAAGATGTCTAAGCCAGATAAAGTACCTAAGTATATTTATGTAAACGATAAACCAAAACAAGTGGTGTGGGATACGTCAAGTCTTTCAACTTTCTTGGCGTGTCCTCGTTTATATAATCTAACAAACCTGCGCGGGTATAAGTTAAAGAGTTATGGTACGGTCACGGGCTTTGGTTCCGCGGTGCATGACGCGTATGAGATACTAGATAGAGGCAGGTTTCATGGTAAAGATAAACAAGAGACAATGCGTGAAGCTATTACATATACTTTAAAAACATACGGCCCAGATCTTGCACAAGCAGAAGATAAAGCGAGAGGATTAGAAGCTACCCTTCGTGCAATCGTGTGGCGCGTAGAAGAATACTGGGATGACAACATTAAGATTGCGGCCATGCCAGACGGTGAGCCGTGTCTTGAGAAAAGATTTGAAGTACCCTTTGGTGAGACAGGTAAAAGATTTTCTGGCAGGATAGATAAGATTGTAGAGTTTGAAGGTGGATTATATTTATGTGATACCAAAACAACAAAGGCATCTTTATCTGAAATGTATTTCAGAATGTACCAACCAAACAATCAAGTGTATGCGTACCTATGGGCGGCGCGTCACATATTAGATTTACCAGTGCGGGGATTCATTATTGATGCAGTACAAACAGGTGTGCATTTTTGCAGATTCAATCGTGCAGTATTTAATGTATCTAACTTATCTATTGATGAGTGGTATCATGACACAGCATACAATTTAAATGTGTCCGATACATACCATGAACATGAATACTACCCAGCTAACTTTACATCGTGTGGAAATTATGGTGGATGTAAGTTTAGAGAGATGTGTTCTGAATCGCCAGATCATCGCATGACTATACTAAATGAAGACTTTGAAGTGTCGTTACATAATGACCTCGTTCGTGAAGGCGAGATCATTGATGCAAAAGAATTGTTTGGTAAAAAATAAGTGTTGACAAAAATTTTAATTATGATAATATTACAAAATACAGGAGATAAATATGGCAAGCATAAAGAATCATACATCAGTAGATGTAACCAAGCTATTACTCGTAGGAGATAGTGGCTCTGGGAAAACGGCTTCATTAGCCACCCTTGCAAATGCAGGATACAAGTTACGTATCTTAGATTATGACAACGGCTTAGACATTTTACCCGAGTTCTTAACGGACACAGGTGTCAACAACGTTTCTTATGTAACGTTGAAAGATCCTATGGGTAAAGCGGAGGCATTTCGTAAGGGGGCAGCTTTGATTTCCAACTGGAAAGATGGCGACGAAGAGTTCGGCCCTGTATCTAAATGGACTAACAAAGATGTGTTAGTTATTGATAGCTTAACGTTAATGGGTGAGGCGGCACTTCGTGCGGCTCTTGTTTTTAACAATAAGAAATCTACAGATCAAGCCTCGCAACCCGAATGGGGAACGGCGGCTCGTGATGTACAACATATCATACAGTACATTACAGGATCGGAAACGCCTTGTAACGTAGTTGTTACAACGCACATGCAATACATGGAAGGAGACTTGGGAGTGTCTAAAGCATACCCAACTAGCGTAGGTTCTAAACTATCTACAAAGCTAGGAAGATACTTCAACTGTGTATGCAGAATTGATACACGTTCTTCTAGCAAAGGAACCGAGCGTACATTACGTACTGTATCTGATCACAGAATGGATCTCAAAGTTACTGCACCAAGTCTTATTGGTCAGCAAACTGAGTTGGATCTAGCTAAACTGTTCAGTGCAATACAACAAAATGCACGCAAAAAATTGTCGGCTGACAATGTAGTAAACCTAAAAGGAGGTAATTAATGGCTGATATTCAAGACTTTTTATCGATGAACCCGGATGACGTACAGGAATCCATAGTGCTACCAGAGGGTAGCTATGACTTTGTGATCACCTCGTATCGTTCGGATAAAGTTGGTGAAAACCAAAACGAAATCGTAAGACTCAACGTCAAGGCAAATGCTGTCTTGGAATCTGAGATTACGGACAGTGACTTAGATCATTGTGAACCTACCAGACTAGAGTTCTGGGCGACATCCCGTGCAATGGGGCAAGGGAATCCTGTCATCTCAATCAAGAAGTTCTTAACCAACACCTTGAGTTTGAGTGGCGCTAGCTTTGGCGAAATGCTAGAGCAAAGCATCGGTCAAACTTTTTCTGGTGTGGTGAAGCACGAGATGGTAGGCAGGAACAAAGACATCCTGCAAGCGTCTGTTAAACGAATAATTAACAAGGCGGCATAGACAAATGGGTGAGTATGCAGTAAATAAAAACGTAGCATCGCAACTTACTGAGGGGGCAAGGATTGCGATAGTCATGGACTACCCGACCGTGACTGAAGTACGATTGAACAAGATGCTTGCCGGGGATTATATTCTTGGCAAAGTTTGTAAACTAGCAGGGATAAAGCTAGAAGATTGCATGCTCACCCACGTCTTTCAAAGACGACCGGCACAGGAAAACTTACAAAACTTTTTTCACAAGAGGAGTGAATACAAGGCTTTGTGCAAAGGTACAGAGTGGCGAACACCCTATCCGTCCTCGACGCTAGGGTTTCTCAAACAGGAGGCGCAACCACATCTGGAGAGGCTGTACAAGGAGATCAATGATATTAAACCTAATGTTATATTAGCACTGGGGGCAGTATCATTGTGGGCATTCACAGGGTATGATAAGATTGGAACTTATAGAGGAGCGCTCATCTCCTCTAACACCTCGCACATCAATGATGATATAAAAATAGTTCCCTCTTATGCCCTGTCGAGTGTCGCTAGAAATTACGCATTGAGATCTATCATGTATTCAGATTTCAAAAAAGCATTACAAGAATCAGAAACAACAGACATAGTAAATATAGAAAGAGAACTCTGGATCGAACCGAGTATAAACGACTTAGATAAATTTAAAGAAGACTTCATCAAGAAGGATAACGCAAAACAACCTTTGTCATTTGACATTGAAACAGCAGGCGGGCGAATAACTTGTATTGGGTTTGCCCCCTCTCCGACTCATGCCATTGTAGTTCCATTCACGTACGGATACTGGAAGAATGATGATGAAACTAAAGCATGGGACTGGGTTCGAGATTTACTAGAAGATAAACAGATTGTAAAGGTGGCACAGAATCAATCATATGATGTGTCATGGTTAAAGTATAAACAAAACATAGATGTAAAGGGTATTGTACATGATACGATGCATGCTCAACATTCTTTACAACCAGAAATGGAAAAAGGTTTAGGCTTCTTAGGCTCCATATACACTAACGAGGGTGCATGGAAAACTCTAGCCAAGTTTTCAGATAGCACGAAAGCCGATGAATAGTGAAGCGACCAAATTACTTTTCTGCCAAAGACGTTGATGAACGTTGGGCGGATCAAGTCAACACCGTCCGACTCTGGCGTGCTGTTATTGATCAAGTCTTACAAGATTTAATTTACGAAGGCAAAGGAAAAGACGACAAGCGATCACATTTAACTGCATGGGAGTGGTTGAATGACACAACAAAAGGTAATGACTTTGCGTTTGTCTGTGAGTTAGCAGACTTAGATGAAGCAAGAACACGTAAAGAAATTTACAAACTAATGGAGAAATTTTATGGTAATAAATATAGAAGAAAACTTAAGACAAGCCTTGAAAATATTAAAAGGGCCAAGAGAAAAAGAGTACGGAAATAAAAAAGATAATCATGAAAACATCGCAGGTTTATGGTCAGCATATTTAGATACTAAAGTTTCAGCACACGATGTTTCCATCTTAATGTTACTGTTAAAGGTAGCAAGATTGAAGTCTGGTCAACCTTCCAAAGATACATATGTAGACATGGTAGGGTATTCAGCAATAGCGGGGGAACTGAGTGATAAAAGTAAGCAATAATAATTTAGATTTAAAACCATACAACGACGAGCAGATCAACTGGATATACTGTGCATTAGATTGTACGTTGACACAAGAGATTTGGTCTAAGATATCAGAAGAACTTGATGAGACAACAAAAGGTACGTATGAGTTTGAACTAAAAAGTCTCAAGCCTGCAATGGCTATGACGTTACGCGGTTTAAAAGTAGATGAAGATAAAGTCAAGGCAATAAAAAAACCTCTTAAAGAAAAGAGATTACGTCTTGAAAGAATGTTGCATTTGTTTTCACAAGCGGTATCTGGTAAAGATTTAAATCACAACAGCCCGGTGCAGTTGAAGAAAATTTTATATGAAGATTTAAATTTACCACCAGTTGTTTCTTATGCTAAAGGTAAACAAAAGATATCAACCAATAGAGATGCTTTAGAATCTTTATCGGATTCTTATCCAAGAGCCAGACCTTTTTGCAGAACAATACTTGCACTGCGTGACATTGATAAAAACTTAGGAGTGCTTGCGTCAAAGCGTGACCCTGATGGTAGAATAAGATGTTCTTACAATGTAGCGGGTACAGAGACAGGCAGGTGGTCATCAAGAGAATCACCATGGCGTACTGGTACAAACTTACAAAACATAACAAAAGATTTACGTGAAGTATTTATACCAGATACAGGTAAGCAAATGTTTTATGCAGACTTAGAACAAGCAGAGTCACGCGCCGTTGCATACTTGGCTGCGGATGAAAACTATATCAACGTGTGTGAAAGTACTGACTTGCATACTGAAGTTGTTAAAATGGTATGGCCTAACATGGGTTGGACAAACGATCCAAAACAAGATAGAGCTATGGCAGATCGTAATTATTATTTACATCACAGTTACCGTGACATATGTAAACGAGCAGGACATGGAACGAACTATGGTGTGTCGCCACACTCACTAGCAAGACAGATAAAGATCAAAGTGTCACAGGCTACACGATTTCAGTTGCTTTATTTCGGCGGTGTGATATCATCAGTTAGTTTAGAAAGATGGCACAAACAAGATCCAATGGGAGGCTACCAAGAATTGTTAGATATGGGAGAAAAGATTGGCAAAGATACTCTCAAGATTAAGGGGGCATTCCCCGGCATACGTGTGTGGCATAACACGATACAACAGGAATTAATTGAGAAGGGTAGCTTGACAACACCTATGGGTAGGCGTAGACATTTTTGGGATAGACTAAAAGATGCGTCAACCTTGCGTGCGGCGATTGCATTTGTACCACAGTCAACAATAGGTGACTTGCTAAACTTAGGTTTGTGTCGAGTGTATGACGAACTGCAAGAAGCAGGTGTAGAAATATTAGGTCAAGTACACGATGCGATACTAGGGCAATGTGATAAGGATAAAGTAAATGATCTTATGCCACAAGTTCTTGATAGAATGCACAATCCATTGATGGTCAATGGACGCAAAATGTTAATACCTTCTTCCGTAGAGGTGGGAGATAACTGGAAGGATTTAAAAACATGGACGATATAAATAAAGTATATGTAGAGAATGGAAAGATAATAGTAGAGGAACCTAATAAAGGCACAACCAAATGCGATGGAGCAGAGATTGAAGGGCCTTCCGTTTTAAAGCAAGACGATGATGGAAACATATGGATAGAAACAAAAGCTAAAGTGGTAAAAATTGTGAAGATTCTGCCAGAAAACATTTCAATAACGAATGAAAAATAATGGCAAGAAAATTCAAAGACTTTGTTCAAGCGTCTGTTGACGCCATAAAAGATAGTCCAATACCAAAACCATTTGCTAAGTGGACAGCACTGTCTGCTATAGCCGGTGCTATGGGTAGACGTGTATGGTTTCCAATGGCAAACTATAACATTGGTTCTAATCTTTTTGTTATATTGATTGCACCACCGGGCAGAAATAAATCCGTAAGTTTGATATTACCTTTCTCAAAAGTATTCAGCAGACTTACTACTCCTGTTGGTTCAACACCAGAAGATCATAATTTCAATTCTGGATTAGCGGAATATAATTTAAAAGATTATCCTTTATA